TAAGAAAGAAAATCATTTTGAAAATAATTAATGAATTCATTAACAACCGCACTTGAACCGGCTACTGATGTATTGGCGGCAAATAAGTTATCAACATCATGATAATTCAATAAATTTTTAGAAACATCGGTAATATTATCTTGTGTTTCTAACCATTCATAATATGCTTGTAAAAATGTTACAAAATTGGCATAATTTGGATTATCACGAATGAACGCAGGTAACTGCGATGGTATTAATATAGAAGTTTTTTGGTTACTTAATAACATTTATAAGATTAACTTGTTTTTTCTATAACATTAACAGTAATCGCCGCTGGATCATAAGGATCAATGGTGATTATGCCGTTATATGTTGATGATATGATTGATGTTTGTGGTGTTGTTGTAACAGTAAATTGACCTAAAGCATTATCAATATTATAAGGGCCAAAGTTATTTAATGTAATAATTCCGTTCACATAATCAACTGTACCAACATTTGGATTTAAGATTGTTTTAACTTTATTTGCATCAAAATAATAACTTCTTAAAGTACCATATTGTCCCTGTAAAGTAACAATTGCAGCCGCTCCTTGACCTGTTGTGTCACCTACTGCCGGAGTTATTGTAGCAATGGCAGACGTATAATTATTACCAGAATTTGTTACAGTAATACTTTGTACAGTTCCACCAGCAAGAGTTGCGTAAGCATTTGCACCTGAACCATCACCTAAAATAGTTATTGTTGGAACAGCAGAATAATTATAGCCTGGATTAATTATAGAAATAGATTGTACACCAAAAGTTTGTGTTGGAACTTCTTCTAAGTATATACCATCAACAATTCCTGAAGAATTAATAATCTGGAAAGCAGGTGAACTTGTAATACCACTTGAGAAAATACCTCTCTGTAAAGAAGTATTATAACTCAAAGTATAATTTGTTGGTGAACTTAAAGTAGGAAAGAATTTCTTCTGTAATTGCAATGTATAATCAGAAGTAATGATTGATTGGTCATAATTTTGAACTGCACTCAATAAATCGTAAGCATTAAAAGTTGAATTAAACGTATTTAAAGTTGTTGCACCAAAATTTAAAACAGCATTTGTGATACCAGTTTGTAATTGAGCCGATGTTAAAGTTGTCTTTTTAGGGTCATAATATGCATTAACAACTAACTTAAGGTAAGTATAATCTGGATCCACAATAACAGGTTGAACAGTTAAAACACTAATAGGTTGAATAACTTGTGTAATAATTTCTTGTTTTTGTGATGTAGTTAAATTGTAAGAACCTGTAGGTTTCAAAGAAACAAATACTTGACCATATACTGGCGGAGTATTTTCTTCACCACCCCATACATTAACTGCATCAAAAGAAAAACCTAAATTATTTTGCTGAATAGCAGTAATATAATCGTTTTTACTTACAGCACGACCCTGTGCAGCAAATGATTTTGGTGCTTGAAACTTAATAGATTGTATAGATTCTTTATTCGAACCAGCAGTTGCTGGTGTAACAGGAATTACTTTTGTTGGTGCAAAACCACCAACAGTTTGCATTAGAACAAAACTATTAGCACCAGCAGAATTTGTTCCTTCAGTAGAAATATAATTTACAATTACAACATTACCATCTGATAACTGTTGACCTAAAACACCGTCACCGAAATAAATTTGATAATTACCATCAATTGCTTCTTGTAAAAAATAAACTTGTGATGTACCATCTAACATCAAATAATTACTAGCTGGATTAAAAATAGCATAAGAAGTATTTGATACTGATGCTTGTACGATTACTTGTAAGGTTGTGGTATCAATAGAACTATCAGGTATTTCAAAAATATAATCTGGATTATTGGCTGAATCTACTGTAAATGTATATCTAGCAGGTACACCTTGTTTAATTTCTACATTAGTAAATAATACCTGATTGTTAGCGTCAGTATTAACAGTATAAGAACTTGGATTTACAAAAGTATAATTGATATTATTAATTGCACCAGAACTAAAAGTTTGATAAGCAGGTAAAGTAAGAGAACTAGCGGTAACATTATTAAACAAAACATTAACAGTTGCAGTGGGCGCAACGGCAGATTTTGGTATATAATTCAATAGTTTAGCTTGAGAAACTACCGAACCTCTTTGTACAGCAGAATCTAAAAACATTTCATTTGCTACCATATTTAAATAGTAAGCGTTGTATTGTGTGTTATACGATAGAATATCTAAAAGAACATTTAGACCAGAACCTTCAAAATTATAATCTTGGAATGTGCTTTGACCCTTTAAATAGGTAATAAAATTGCTTTTGATAGTATCAAAATCTAAATTTGTGACGTTGATATTTGAATTTCCAGCCATTATCTGGTCCTCTGTAATAATAGATTAATTGCCGTAGGTTGTGTTAGATTTCCTACAAAAAAAGATAACGAAACATTAAATTGATTCTGGTCAGGATTTGCAGTTACAGCAAGCGTATTGAGTCGAATTCTTGGTTCATAATTCGTAAGTGTTCTAATAATCTCATTTTGAATAAGTGTTGCTGTAATAGGTGTACAAGGTTCAAATAATAAACCAGTCAAACCAGAACTAACATCTGGTTGAAATAGTCTATCGTATGGATTAGTACTCAAAAGATTACGAACAGAAGCAATTACAGATTGTTGGTCATATTTCATGGCCACATCGCCTGTCACCGGATTGGGTAGAAAGGTCAAATCTATGTCGGAGTAAATATGATTTGTGATTGCCATTCTTTATTTATCACACTTAGGAATAAAAACGCTTTTTGAAAACTCAATATACGGTCCGGATATTTTTGGGCCGGAACGCAAAATTTCGAATTTTATGAAACTGACATACTATTTAAGTTGGCTAATAATCTAGGCGTTCCAACAAGATTATTGACCAGATATGACATTGTACCACCCATATTGTTAAATTGTTGCATATAACCAACATCCTGAGATAGTTGTATTGAATTTTGATAAAAACTCACATCATTTGTTCTACGGCTATATAATAAAGTCTGTGTATTTGACAAATAGTTATCTATTGTGGTAATTTGAGTAGGTGTAAGATTAGAAACAATATAACCACCACCATTTGTTGACAGAGAATTTGCATACTGATTTGCATACACAATAAGAGTATTTGCATTTGCACTTAATGAACTTTGTATGAATAAACTGGTAAAAGAACCTAAAATTGGTGCTGTGTTTGATACTCCGTCAGATTTGGCTAAATTCATCATATTCATCTGGCCCATATTTCCTGCTGATTGTAAAGAAGGAAAAAAAGTATTAGAAACAACAGCAACACCTGAAATATTATCGGTATGAGATTGGAAATTGCCAAGTTCAATAATTAAATTACTAGCAGCCGCAGTTGTTACAAAATCATTTGCTGAGTTTGCTGAATTATAAAGAGATGTTGCAGAAACCAACATACTTGAATTATAATTTGTTGTGGGATTTTGATAATAATTTGTTCGTACAGGAGGGCCAGCCGACAAATCATTTTGTTGCCATTGTGGTAGTATACCAGTTGTGTTAGCAATTAATCCTAAAGTATTTGACGCATCACTTGATAAAGTTTGTGCAGAACCAAACTGTGAAGTGTCAAAATTTAAACCTAATCTGTTGTATAAACTCATAATATATCCTTAAGGCATTGGAGCTACAGGAGGTTTAGTGATACCACCTCTGCTATCTATATGCGTATGTGCGTTGTAAATTGAACGAATTAATGGTGCGCCACCTTCTGGATCCATTAAAATTGCACCATAGGTGATAACAGAACCAATGATAGCGGGTGCAGTAACTAATACAGTAGCAGTAACAGTACCCGGAGCAGTAGGACCAGGAATACCTACATTGACGCCACCGAGTGTTGAAATGCCAGCAACAGGATTTACAGAACCTGGAATACCAGCGTGAATACCCGTACCAGCATTTACAGAACCATTAGAATGTAAATCATTAGCTTTAACTTGGCCATTTACACTCATGTTAGTATTTAAAATCATTCTATCATTTGCTTGAACGTATATACCACTACCTCCACCCATAGCATTTAAATTTAAATTGCCGGTTGAAGTAATTGAATATTCCCCTTTAACAAGAAGGCTATAATCTTTTTCCGCCACCTCATTGACATTACCTTGATAGTTTACTGTAACATCATTTTGAAATGTTAATGACGCTTGACCTACAATACTAATGTTACAAGCACCATTAATAAGCACATTACCATCACTCTCAGTAATATAATATCCTTTACCAACAATATGATGAACTTCTGTTCCGTCAGGTTGCCATTCTGTAAATGTTCCTGCTTTATGTTGCCAACGCATAAGTTCTGAACCAGGAGTATCATCAACCATTGTT